TAAGCATCAGGAAGCAGAAGATACATATTGATTGGGGGAGTTCAGGCATTTAGAAGCCTCCTATCAACTTTTGAAGCAACTTCCCTATTTTCGAATCCTGGTTAACACCAACGCTTCCAATGAAAACCCACTGATATGGAACAGTCAGCAGATACAAAGGGAATACCCACAAAAGATTTAGTCGCTGCAATCGAGTTTGTTTCGGGACCGGGTACCACCGACTGACAACCACATAGTCTGATTAGTTGTCATAGTCGCCATACAGAAAATCCATGAGTTCCTTTGCTGTGCGGCCATCAAGCTTTCCGAAATCTTCTATCAACTCACTGCGATAAATTTTTCTCTTTTTGAAATAAATACTCATCGCGTTCTCCTTACTCTGTCGAATTTTGCGCGCAGCAAAACGCATATGTGGTCATATGTGGGTATTTCGCTGGCGGGGATTGGGGGTTTAGGCTTGGTTCGGTGGGATACTTTGAATTTTAGATTATCTAGTGCGAGTTGTGTCGGGCTTATCTGCCTCATCAGCTTTATCCTCAATCACTATGCAGTGATAGGTTTTCTTGCCAACATAGAATTTACCCAGCCGTTGACACTCTGTTGCTACAGTCTGATGCGCTGACTCCCAGCCAAGGCGATAAGAGGCCCAGACTAATGCGCATACCGCAACGCCGAAAATAATGCCGTTAATCATGCTGCCACCTTTCCCTTGTCACCGAACCGGTTGGCCCACTCCACTTCTCGCTTGGCATCATCGCTAAACTTCACGTTATGCTCAGTGCCGAACCAGTAAGCGGCCTCGATAATTTCTACCATCTCGCTCTTTCTCATCTGACTTGTGCGATGACCAAAGCGAACATAGCCACCAGTAATGCCCGGCGCCTGTCTGCGTTCCTGCTTCTTGGTTTCTGCTACAAGGTCAGTGATTAAATCCTTCCAGTCCTCTTTGCTGTACTTCACGCCATGCCAGTAAACCTGCTCGGCTATATCAGTAAGCAGCGGCCACATTTTGTTATTCTGTGGAAGGCTTCGCTTGGGTTCCTGGATAATTACTTCTCGGGGGGATTTGAAATCGAGCGGAGTGTTTCTGATGGCTGCTATTGCGTTATTTCTGATGCTTTCGTTTAGGAGTAAATACTTCTGTTTATCCATGGTCTTCACCATTGAAGACTGTCCACTGGCCTACGCCGTGCCATACAAAGTGTCTAGTGCGGATTGAGTCATATGTCTGCCCAACGATTAGATGTCCTGTGTATTCAATCCACCATTGCCTAAACGCCCGAGAAAACTTGCGCTCATGTCCATATTTAATCTGAACGGCAGTGAAGCAACGAACCAGGCTGGTAGCAATGAAAGCAGGCCAGATAAACCAGCGCCAAAAAATGATGGCAAACGTGATCGCCACCAGAGCGTTTAAAACGATTCCTGAATATAAAAAATAGGCTTCACTGGTCATAGTGGCTTCTCCGGCGCGGCTGGCAGTGTCATCCAGTGAGTTACTGTTTGTGGTGTACGGTTAACATAAAAACCGGCCTCATATCTTGTTCCGTCATGCAGATCAAACATTCCTACATAGTCAGCAATGAACGGGATACCAGAAAGCTCTGTCAGCATGTTGTTGCAAAGGACAGTTTGGCAATCTTCCGGCATCTGGTCACTGCAATTAATCCAGCCTTGCAGAGAGTTCAACTGTGGGGTGGTGTAGAGTTCAACGATATCGGCCCACCCATTGGCGGTGCCATAATCAAGCGCACTCATATCATCCGTAAATGCGACTATTTTGTTTTTAGTTTCAAGTGAGCGCTGACTTGTCCAAGCAACAGGCTCAGCCCTCTTTGCAGCTAACGCGATTCGGGCCAGTGCTGTGAGTTCATGATGTGATGGTGGGAATGACAATGCTGTCAGCTCTTCCAATCTCTCTACAGTGAAACTATCTAATTCTTTCATCAGCATTTTCTCTCATTCAGTATTCTGTCGTGATAAACAATGGCCTTGGCTTTAGTGGCAATCCGCATCCCTTCAATTTGCTGCTTAGCAACCTTTGACCAATGCTGGGTATCGTCAAAGTAATAGCTATGCGTGAAAAGAATCGAATCCATTACATCAAGTGCTCTCTTTATTCGGCTTGGGATTGCTAACATTTCTCACTCTCTCCCTTGATTAGAATACCGGCAGTGCGCACAACGGCATAGCATTGAATAATTGCGGCTGTAAACCCGTTGGCATAATCACTCGTATGGCCTTGTTCAAGCGCCTCACGACAGGTCATTTCTTCAGGAATATCCACCACAATGCTTTCTCTGGATGCTTGCCATGCACACCACGCCAAATGGATGCCAAAAATTCGATAGCAGTTTCTCTCTGGCTCCCAATCAATATCTTCGCCATATAGCCCATGAACCTCTTCAAGCCACTTCTCAAACTCTTCCCGCGATTTAGTTATGTCCATCATGATTTCCTCGAATTAGCGCCAGTTGGTAGCCTGTTTAGGCTCATTTTCATTAGCAGCAAACCGCCTTGCCGCCTCTTCCTGATCCATGCAAACGAAGTGACCGTTCTTCCAGCCCATGTAAAACGTTTTTGGCTGGCCTGACCGGTATTTGCCAACAATGATTTCAGCAATGCCACGCATGTTGCTGTGCTCGTTATAAACCTCGTCGCGGTACGGGAAGATAATCACGTCAGCGTCTTGCTCAATTGAACCTGAGTCTTTCAAGTCAGCCAGTGTGGGCCGCTTATCAACTCGGGTTTCAACGCCTCGGTTTAGCTGTGAGAGAAGAATTACCGGAACTTTATTGCGGAGGCAGAACTGCTTGAGCTTGCGGGTTATCTCACCGATGGCGATATCATTTCGCTCTGCTTTGGGTTTATTTATCAGCCCGAGATAGTCGATAGCCAGAAAACTAAGGCCGCCGTCCATGTTCATGCGTTCGGCATGGGCGATAGCTTCATCGACAGTGAATGCTCCATCGATAACGTAGTTGTTCTCGTCTATCAGCGTGCCGGTGGCGGCAGTTAGTCGGGTATATTGCTCCTGAATCATGTTGATCGGGTTGCGCAATACGCCAACAGACAATCCAGCTCGGTCAGCAACATGGCGCTCAACAACCTGCATTTCTGACATTTCCATTGAAACCAACAGACCTTTCCCCTTCTGCCGGCCGATTGAGTTAGCGATATTAATTGCCAGCTCAGTCTTACCCATGCCCGGCCGACCAGCGATGATGATCAGGTCAGTGCGGTCAAAGCCGCCGTACTCGTCGTCCATCGGTTCAATGCCGGTTTTCAGATAGAGTCCAGACTCAGCTCCATGCATTCGCTTTTCCAGCACCTGCATGTAATCGTCCAGCATGTCGCCCACTCGACGAGGCACCTTGTCGTTAGTCTCAAACTGCAAGCGAGAGACAATCCCTGACACTTCCGCTATGCACTCGTTGATGTTGTGAGTGCCCGCCCCCCGTAATATTCCCGCCGCCCGCATAAATTCAGCCTCACCTTTTCGCAGCATCCAGCACTGGCGGACTTTCTTCGCCCACGCTTTGATATTTGCTGATGATTTGCATCGGGATGACACGGTCAGCACCATGTCTTTAGTGCCCACAGGGACGGCCTCTTGAATGGTGAACGGGTCTATGGGTTCGCACTTGCTCAGTAGCGCGGATATCACTGAATACATGTTGCGTAGGTGGAAGTTCTCAAAGGCTTCAGCGGGAAGCTTGCCAGTGATTTCATGACAGTCGATGTGATCGCCTTTGATAATCATCGAGCCAATCAACTGCTCTTCAAAATCGTAACTGTCCATGCTAAGCCTCCTGACTAATAACTTGGTCGATAATCCTTTGGGTTAGCGCAGTATCTATCCCATATTTCTTACCAGCCGGATTTTCACCCATCGCAAACGAGCTTGGCGTATAACCGAACTCTATGTAGCCATTGATAAACGTGTCCATATCTCGCGGGATGCGCTTTGTTTCTTTGCAATGCTTAAGGTGGGATTCATACAGGCGTTTAAGCCCTTTCTCGGTAGTGGTGCTAATGCTTACTATGCGGGGCAATCCGTGCTTATTGGCTTTGCAGTTCCATGTTTCTTTGAAGCGCTCACGGTCGAATGTGAACTTTGACGATGCTGGCTGTTTGGTTTTTGATTTATCCTTCTCGACCAAAGTCCCCTCTGGGGATTTAGGGGTAGTTTCTTTTTTCTTTTGAAGAGTTTCTTTTGTGTTTAGCTGAGTTGGCGAATGGTGATTAGCTACTTTGGCTAAGGTTTTATTAGCTGACTTGGCTAATGTTTCGCTAACTTGGCTAATATTGAAATTCCAATCAGAAACAACCTTATTTATCCCTATGTGATTGCCTGAAGTGATAATGATTTTCATGGCTATCATTTCATTTTTAGCAGTGCAAACATGCGTGTGGTGTATGCCTGTCATTCCCGCTATCTGTGTATTAGTTATCCGGTCGTTTTTTTTACCGAAGCCGTAAGTTTTGCGTATTACGGCAAGAGCAACCTTTAGCTGCCTAGCTGTCAAATCAGCACACATAACAGCCTCTAGTAGCTCGTTCGCGATCCGGGTATACCCATCATCAAGATCGGCCACGCGACACTCCACGACCTCCAGATGAGGCCTGATAGGTGAGACATTGTTGTTATAATCGATAGCGTTACTCATTGGCTTTTCCCCGGGTGGCTTTAAGCCCACGGAAAATCTCAGTGAACTTGTGACCGAATATTGGATTGTCCACGCAGACCATGACTAACTCGTCTGGCTTTGCAGAACGCTGCTGAGTAACGTCTCGCTGCTTTGCGTTAGTTTTCTTTCGCATGTATAATTACCTCTGTAATTGGCTTGCATACCTGATTACCGATGCCCTGACAGTTGACGCTGTTGGGGCATTTTCATTTGGTTTCATCTGTGCGATGGATTATCTGAACGCCTGACTTCATGTAGAGGTCTTTGCGGGAGGCGTGAACGATGTTGTAGTTGTCCCGGTCTTTGATTTTGATAACCACCATTCCAGCGCCATAGACCCCGGCAACCGCTATAACTTCATTTTTATCTTTCCAGTTAATTTTCATTTCAGAACTCCATCGTTATCTGATTGCCTTCACCTGTTACCGCAGCCGGGACTTTTACTTTTGAAGGGTTCAACATCAGGCGCATCAATCGAAGTGTCGTTGCTATCTCCTTTGCTTCATTCCCTGCTATTGCCAGAATGTTTTCAGGCTTCTCAATCTCAGCAAACTCAAGCAACCGGCAGAACTTGCTCAACATGCTGTCCTTGCCTGATATCCAGCGGCTTATCTGGCACCGGTCAACACCTACGTGCCTAGCGGCTTCCAGTTGGCCCTTGCTGCTGATGCCATTCATAACCTGTACTTCCAATTCAATTGCGTTAGTGCGTTTCTGTGCACGTTCCATTGCGTACTCTTCCCTTGTTAGATGTTGTTACGTGACAAAGCTGTGAGCTTGTCACTTTGGTTGCCCCAGACTTTCCGGGGTGAGGTCAGTAGTGTTAAAGAGCGGTAATGCTTAACTTGCTTTCAGAAACTCAGCTAGGTCAGTCAGGTCTTGCCCCAACTCGTGCGGCTTAACTTTCCCGCCAGTCGCTTTGACGATTGCTTTTACATAACGAAAGTCGATGCCACCGCCGTGGAGCCAGCGCCAAACCGTTGGCTGTTTAACTCCGCAAAGATCTGCGAGTTTTTGCTGGCTCCCTGCGATTTTGACCGCTCGCTCAATAGCCTTATTGGTCATGATTATTCCTTTTAGTATTGTGTTCACGGTGATAATAGCAATGCGTATAAGTTTATGCAATAGCGAAACGGATTTGACGAGCAATACGCTCGGCTATAGATTCACGAGTATGAAAACTACTCTTGCAGAACGCCTAAATATCGCGATGCAGTTGCGCGGAAATATGACTCAAGGTGCCTTAGCTAAGGCGTCGGGGATCTCTCAGCCAACGATCTGGAGGCTAATCAAAGGTGAGGCCAAAGGGACTAAGAAATTAGTAGATATCGCGAATGCTTTAAACGTAAACGCGGAGTGGTTGGCTAATGGTGTTGGTGAAATGGAAGGTAATAATCCAACGCCAAGAGTTGATAGGATTGATAACAATAGCTACGTCCCAGTATGGACAGTAGCAGGACAGACGAATGACTCCGTAGTAGCTCCTGATGGAAAGGTAACTCCGTCTTGGAGGGCTTATATCCTCGATAGAAATAGCGGGTGTAGCGAGGCTCCTGCTGGCTCTATCGTTATTGTAGATACATCATTAAAGCCAGGCACCAATGATCTAGTTGTAGCCATAAATGGCGGGTCAGTATCTGTTTACCGGTTTCTTGATGGTGGCAGTAATGGATATCTATCCGTAGATGACTCACGCATCCCACTAGTTGATCTATCCCTGTCCGCAGAGCTGGTAGGCGTGGCAATTTTCATACTTCGTGACCTTAGAAGATAATCATCGACACCCTGATCATTCAGGGTGTACCCCTCGTATTTTCCTGTATTAACCCTTCGTAATATGTGAATCATTATGCCCTCCATCGTATAAACCGAGGAGGCAACCATTTGTTACGCCCCTAATCACTGTTTATCCATCCAGTGCTTTTATACTTTAGCTCAGCCACAAAAAAAATCAACAATATCCGCATTGTTAATTTCCACTCTGAGAAACCACCGATATTCCGCTTAGCTATAGATTTTTTCTAAATAAATACTATTTCAAAACATTAACTTATAGCTAATGCTATTGAATTATTCTTAATACGTATTGCTATTAATAATACGCATTGCTATAGTCATTCCATCGAAACGAAACATCGATGCGGCAGACAGGAACTACTCGCCGCGCCAGTCAGGACGACAGGCTGCTCATTAACAAATCGGGGAACGAAAGCAGAGATGCTCATCAATCCTCGTGACGGATTTCTCCCGGATAGTCTGGGAGACCAAAGAGAAGTTGGCTTTGGGATGTGGTGAAGCTCAACGGCAGAGATAGAGGATAGTTTGACAGCGAATACTCGCGATAAGTAACTGTCAAGTGCGCAAACCTCAACGGGCATCGCACCCGTGGAAGCTGGTTCGACTCCAGCCACCACATCACCAAAGCCAATCACCGGAGGTAGTCATGGTAGCGATCACAATCAAGCCAGCCAAAGAGAATTCAAAGACACGCAAATTTAAGCGTACAGGTGAATTCTTCGCGGCGAAGGATGCCAACCGAGTGCTGGCAAGCCGAATTGAAGCAGCGTTCACAAAGCTCTCTGAGGGCTGCACATCGAGGGTATACAAAGCAACGATGCCGGTACCGGTTCGCAGCAGTGAGCGGCCAAGCGCGGACAACATCTGTTTGCCTGAAGTAGCTAAGTTTGCAGCAGGCTTCCGTAAGTCAGAATCATTAACAGCGAGGTAGGTATGGGTAAAGAGTTAGACAAAGAAGCAGATCAGAAACTCGAACAGGTACTGAAGCAGATTCAGCTTGATTATCACTGCTCATTTTCTGAAGCGGTCGGGATTGCCAAGAAGTGGATTCAAGATTATGCCGACGAAAACGGTAACCGTAACGTTCGCAAAGAAGCCCACCACATAGTTAAGGGGTAAGAGATGACTGACTTAGATTATTGGGAAGAGTGTATTTCACAAGCCACTGATGACTGTGACTTAACACTGACATCAGAGCAACTTACTTGTCTTGCTGAGGCCGTAAGTGGTGGTCATGAGCATTACGGAATGGCTTTCTACTCTCCGCCAGATTCAGACCGATATGCCGACATTGAGCGCGAATGGCAGCAGAAATATAAAACGCTTAAAGCTGAATTTGATGCTTATCGTGGCAATGCTGAAACAGCGGTAAAGCAGGCGTTACGCCAGCACAGGGACGACAACGTAAGCATTGGCGAGCATGGGGAAGTGTTACGCCACGGTGGGCGCACAGAGAGAATTCAATAGGTCACTTAGGTGGCCTTTTTTATTGGCGGGTAAATGAGGAATGAATGATGGCCCAAGTTAAAACTTTTGCAAATGAGTGCGCCGCTGATTACTCCAAGTATCGCGCCCTATCAGTTCAGCATGAACGCGGCACGCTGGCTCGTAAATGCTACATCAAACAATCATGGCTTAGTCGTAAGTATTTGCGCCACTGGATTGCAGAATCATCCCAGTGACCTTACCCCTGCCACTTAACCGGTGGCAGCAATAAGACCACTAGATGAGGTGATGTATGGAACGTGATATTCAAGAATCAATTGAAGCAGTAAAAGAGTATGAGCAACTGAAGAAAGACGGGCACCAGTTCACTCAAGATGAGATATACGACTGGACTGCTCATCAACGCATTATCGACGGCGAATAACCCTCCCCACCCACCAATCCCCAGAGTAAATAACTGACAACTGTCGGTGTTTTGCTGTGGGCTAAACACAAGGAAATTAGCATGGCAGACGAAAACACCGGCTTGGTGGTAATCGACATTAAGCCTGAATCCTACCCGACGCTGTACGTCACGAACGGCCTTGATAGTTACCTAGATCAGATTAGACAGGAAGTCAGTGAGGTTCCTGACCTATCAACAACTAAAGGCCGCGAGCGAATTAAATCACTAGCTGCTTCAGTATCTCGCAGTAAGACAGCGATTGAAAAGCCGGGTCGTGATTACCTGAAGAAATTGAAAGAAGCCGTTAAGCCTGCTGAGGCGGAAATTAAACGTTTTGTTGATGCCTGTGATGCATTGCGTGACGAGACTCGCCGACCGCTGACTGAGTGGGAAGCCGAACAGGAGCGACTTGCAGCGGAGGCTGCCTATGCAGCCATGTGGCAGGAAGCCCATGAGATGGACGCCAGAATTACAGCAGAACGGGCAGCTAAGAAAGAGTCTGACCATGAGATGGCTCTGCTGATGAATGACGCTTTCGACCGTGACGCCAAAGCGAAAGCTGATGAAGTTGAACGCCTGCGGAAAGCCCATGAAGAATTCATTGCTCAACAGGCAGCAGAGAAAGCGAAACGCGAAGTTGAAGAGAAAGCCAAACATGACATTGAAGCAGCGGAACAACGTGAACGTGATGCAAAACTGGCTCAGGAACGAGCTGAACAGACCGCCAAGGATGCCGCAGCCAAAGCCGAACGTGACGCCAAGGAATTAGCTGAACGTGTCGAGCGCGAGAAGCAGGACGCTATCGCAGCCGAGAAACTTAAAGCACAGCAGGAAGCTGAGCGAGTTCAACGTGAAGCCAAGCAGAAAGAAGACGCCCGGCTGGCTGAAGAAAAACGTGTTGCTGATGAAGCGGCGGCGAGAGCAGCTAACGAAGCACATCGCAAAACTGTTGGCACCGCCGTGGTAAATGGACTGATTGAACACGCCGGGCTAACCCGCGAACAAGCCATTGCCACTCTCTGCGCGATTAAAGACAGCAAAATTCCTCACACAAATATCCACTACTAATTAAACCGGAGTATCCCATGCATACCTTTTGTATAGCAGGGTGGCCTTGCGTGGGCTGCTCTGAGACTTTGCTCGACCGCATTTGCCGCAACGTTAAAAACGGTGCGCGTCGTCTTATCGAAATACTTAACCAACGAGGTGAGCCATGAAATTTCAGATAATTGGCGGCCGGTTATTTATCCGCATCGGTGACAGTGAGCACTTCTACCCAAACAATGAAACCGGCTATCGACTTATGTCGCTGGCGTTTTGTGAAAGTAAGGGGCTGCTATGACATACGCAGAAATGAATGAAGCACGGAAGCTTTACGGCTCATTGAGTGAGCAAGAACTTGAACAGGCGGGACATGTTGCAACTCGGCAAGAGAAAGAACTCAAGGTCAGCAATCTGATTAAAGTTTTTGAGCAACTACCTGAATTCGACCGTGAAGCTTTCAATATTTTAGTTGATGAGTACGACTTCGAGGGACTCGACACCGCACTCTACAACGTCCTATTTGAGAATGCCAAATGGCAACAGGCGCTGGAAATACAGCGGAGACTGGCTGAACACGATGAGGCGGCATAATGGCTAGCAATATTGATGTAATTTACGGAACGCTACAGCCACTAGAGCAAGAGTTTCAGGCTGTATGCTCTGAGCCAACGATAGCATTCAAACGCGAAATGGAATTCGCCATGCAGGTGTTTAGCGGCAATGAATACCTTGCGAAGGTCGCGGCAGGGAATCCGCTATCAACTCGAAGTGCAGTAATGAATGTATCAGCCATTGGAATAACGCTAAACCCCGCCCAAAAGCTCGCTTATTTGGTCCCACGCAAGGGAAAGATTTGTCTCGACATAAGCTATATGGGGTTGATGCATATCGCTCAACAGTCTGGCGCTATCAAGTGGTGCCAGTCAGCAATCGTCAGAAAGAACGATAAGTTTAAACGGGTTGGTATCGACCGAGCGCCAGAGCATGAATTTAACGAGTTTGCTACGGCTGAAGAACGCGGTGAAATGGTCGGTGTTTATTGTGTCGTCAAAACAGATGATGGCGACTACCTGACTAATACCATGCGAATTGCAGATGTCTATGCCATTCGAGACAGATCTGAGGCGTATAAAAGCGGAAAACCTTCACCCTGGTCTACCGATGAAGAACAAATGATCCTAAAAACAGTGGTTAAACAGGCCGCTAAATACTGGCCCCGCCGTGAGCGACTGGATCAAGCCATTGATTACGTTAATACCGAAGGTGGCGAGGGCATTAACTTTGCAGCCGAACGCGGGGTTGAGAAGGATGTAAGCCCCGCCACTGACGAAACACTGAAGGCAATCAACGATGCAATGCTACCCCGTGATGGAACATGGGATACCTTTTTACCTTACCTCTCTAAGCGTTTTAAACGCCCAATCACTGAAGCAAACCAGCTAACAGAGGCTGAAGCAAAAACTGCACTTTCACTACTAACCACTCAGACAACTAAGGCGGCAGCATGATTGATTATGACGTTATCTTGCAGCGCACAGGGATTGACGCAAGAAATCTGGAGCAAGGTAGTGAGGGGTGGAAAGCGTTACGCCTTGGGGTGATTACGGCATCAAGAGCGCATTGTGTTATCGCTACAGGACGTGGCGGTAAAGGTTGGGGTGAGAAAAAGAAAGGCTACTTAATGGAATTGGTGGCTGAGGTATGTACAGGGCAATCCCCTGAAGTTTTTGGCAAGCCATTGGAGTGGGGAAACAATCACGAAGATGAGGCAAGAAGCCTATTTGAATTCACCACCGGCAAGCAGGTTTCTACCGTGCCAATTATCTTCAAGGATGAAGGTATGCGCACCGCAGCCAGCCCGGATGGGTTGGTTGATGATGGTAATGGACTGGAAATTAAATGCCCGTTCACCACACCGGTGTATTTGGACTTTCGCGTCAACGGAGAAATAAAGCCGGAATACATCGCTCAGTGCCAATTCAGCATGTGGGTGACAGGCCGCCAAGGATGGCACTTTGCAAACTATGACCCACGCATGAAACGAGAGGCAATTCACCATGTCACACTGGATCGTGATGAGGAGATGATGCGCCAGTTCGATGAGCACATTCCTGAATTTATAACAGCAATGGATAGCGTTTTAACCGATTTGGGATTTGTGTTCGGGGAGCAATGGAGGGCGCTATGACCCACTCTCACGACAACATCACTGTTGGCTGCATAACTCTGGTTTATTCACGCAATCACCGCGGATGGATTACCCCTTACAACGAAGTCATTAAAAACCCATTTATAGCGCAACGGACTGCTGAGCAGATTAACTCAAATCTGAAATTGTCACTTGCTGCCAACGGACTGGCAGCCTAATCCCCCACCCCATTACCGGCAGTCAATCTGCTGAGGAAACAGTTATGTCTGAAAATACTGATTATGAAACGTTAGCGGCTGACTACATCGAGCTAGATAAAAAATATCGAGAGGTCACTGCTGAGAACATGCTACTGAAAGTTGCCGCAAGAGACATGCTTAGTGGATGGAAAGAGATTCGTCGGTCTGGCGGTGAAAATGAGATTTATGGCATCGGCTGGGACCGGTCACAATCTGCGGTTGAATCAGCACTTAATACCCCAGCCACCACTCAGGCGCTTAACGAGATAAAGGCGCAGGGTGTTGATGAGTTCACGGCCAAGATTGCACGCGATTTACGGATGGCGGGTGGTGGCGATGGATATCATGAGAATCTTTACCCTGAATTTGCTGAGCACCTTGAATGTAAGGGTGGTGATTTCGCCGCCAGCCTGAGGGGTAAATGATATGGCGAAAGAATACTTTGTCATAAGCGTGAATCACACCACTCGCCATAACCGC